ATATGCACTGGCGCACAATACTAGCGGCATCGTGGCGCGTGGCGGCGCGTGACAAAACAAAAAGCCAGCGTGACAGCCAAAAATCGACCCCCCACCCCCCCAAACCACGCGACCTGTCCGTATAATATGCTTTCCTGCGTACAGCGTAGGGGATTATTAAGTATTAACTTATGTTAACTGGTTGAACAAAGGTTAATTATGATGTAGTGTGTGGGTATAATTTGCTTATGGAGTTTAAATGGGTAACAAAGCATGGAAACAACGAGAGCGTGATGTTGCAAAATTTTTCGGGGGGGAGCGTACACCGCTGTCGGGTGGGAATGGCAAGGTTACACGGGCTGACGTTATACATGATGACCTGTTTATAGAGTGCAAATTACGAGTTAAGCATAGCGCGGTTACATTGTGGGATGACACAGCGAAGATTGCAAAGACCGAAGGCAAAATTCCTGTAATCGCGTTGTGCGAAAAAAACAGGGGTGGGTTTTGGGTTATGGTTCACTCTAGCGATTTAGAGAAAATAAAATGAACGCATTAGCTAGGGCAGTAGAGATAGCCAAAGAATTAGAACACCGCAAAGCTACAAATCGAATGGCTGAATACAAGCCGTATGATTATCAAAAAAAATTCCATAATACTATTGCACAACAAAGATTGCTTATGGCTGGTAACCGTATTGGCAAATCGTTTTCTGGCGCAATGGAAATGGCATATCACCTTACTGGCTTGTATCCTGAATGGTGGGAAGGCAAAAGATTTGTTCGCCCTATACGGGCTTGGGCTGGTGGAGCGTCAAACGAAACTACCCGTGATATTTGCCAAAAAGAATTAGTCGGACAACCTGATGACCCGTCTGCTAGAGGTACAGGTTCTATACCATTAAAACTTATTGGCGAAACAGTGCGTAAAGCTGGTGTGCCTAATGCAATGAACAGTCTTGTCATTAAGCATGTTACAGGCGGGTGGTCACGCCTAGCATTTAAAGCCTACGAAATGGGTAAAGAAAAATGGATGGGTGAAACAGTTGACGTTGTTTGGCTAGATGAAGAACCACCGTCTTCAATATATACACAATCGCTAACCCGTACTGCCGATAAAGGCGGTATTGTTTATATGACGTTTACGCCTGAAAGCGGAATGACAGAAACCGTAGCACAATTTGTAAACAACTTACGCAAAGGGCAAGCACTAATACAAGCGGGGTGGGATGATGCCCCCCATATGACAAAAGAAGTGCGTGAGCAAATTTTATCGGCGTTACCGCCGCATGAAAGAAAGATGCGTGAACGTGGGATACCACAATTAGGTTCAGGCTTAGTGTTCCCCTTGGCAGAAGAAAACATTGTATGTGAGCCTTTTGAAATACCTACCTATTGGCCTAGAATAGTAGGTCTTGATTTTGGCTGGAATCACCCAACAGCGGCAACATGGGCGGCATGGGATAGAGATACAGACACGGCTTACATTTATGATACTTATGCAATGGCGCAAGAAAGCGTTCCAATACATGCGTCTACTATTAAAGCTAAAGGTTTATGGATACCTTGCATATGGCCTATGGATGGCAGGCAAGCAGATAAAGGGTCAGGTAAATCGCTTACAGAGCAATACAGAATTGAAGGCGTGAACATGACACGCGAACATTTTAGCAACCCAGCCCCCCAAGGTCAAAAAGAAGGAACGGGCGGTATTAGCGTTGAGGCTGGCATACAGGACATGCTGACAAGGTTTCAAACGAATAGATTGAAAATTTTTGCAAATCAGAGTAAGCTGTTAGAAGAAATGAGAATGTATCATAGAAAGGACGGTAAAATTGTTCCTATCAACGATGATGTAATATCAGCCATGCGGTATGCTATTCTATCATTAAGAAAAGCTAGGGTCAAAAATTACCAACCTACTCAATTACGTTCTGATAGTGAGTTTAATGTCTTTTAAAGGAAGGAGCAATTATGGGTGGTGTAAGTAAAGTATTCACTAAAGTTTTGAAAGCTACTGGCATAGTCAAAGCACCAAAAGTGGCGGCGGCAATAGTGCCGCAACAAATCGCACAAACCGCAAAAAAACAAAAAAGTGCATCATTAGGTGGCACTAAATCTTCATACGGCGGTTCAACAATTATGGGTAGCGCAAGTGGAGATGAAAGCGAAGCAAATGTATCGTCAACAGTTTTAGGCGGCACTGCTACAAAAGGTAAAAAGAAAAAATCAACGGCAAGCACAGGTTATTCTAAACCTAATGCAAACGCATAGGTGATGAATGATTGTAACTGTTTCAGATGATGCATTTAAAGAAAAGGCTTACAATTGGTTAAAGCCAAAAGCGCATTTAGGTGAATATTCAGATGATTTTAGTTACGTTGCTTTTTGTGAAGATGGTAAAATTTTAGGAGTTTTATTATTTTCTGATTACGATGGTCACAATATAATGGTTCATCTTGCTCTTGATGACCCAAGATGTTGCCAACGTAGGTATATAAAATTAATGTTTGATTATTGTTTTAATCAGGCAAAAGTTAATCGCATGACTGCGCTTTGCATTAATGGTTATGAAAGGAACGAGAAATTACTTTCTAAAACTGGTTTTGTTAAAGAGGGCGTTGTTAGAAAATTTTTTAGAAAAGGCAGTGAACTACATGATGCGGCACTGTACGGAATGTTAAAGGAGGAATGTCGATGGGTATGAAATCATCACCAGCTATGCCGCCGCCAGTAGATACGTCTATTACTGACCGAACAGCAGAAAAAGAAGCAAAGCTAGAAGCTGAAAAGCAAAAAATGCTTGGGGCGAAAAAGAAAGGCATGGCAGGCACAGTGTTAACTAGCGGTATGGGTGTTACAGAAGACGCTAACACAGGAAATACTTTGCTAGGTTCTAATAAAGGAACAATAACCTAATGGCAGAGTACGCATATGTAAAAAAACGCCTAGCGGCTATGGCAGGCGAAAGAGCCACATGGGAAGACCATTGGCAAGAAATTCTTGATTACGTCATGCCAAGAAAAGCTGATGTAACATTTATACGTTCTAAAGGCGAAAAGCGCACAGAAGTATTGTTTGATAGCACTGCTATTACAGCTAACACACTGCTTGCCGCAAGTTTGCAAGGAACATTAACATCCCCATCCTTACCATGGTTTCATATGAAATTGCGTGACCGCGATGCAAATGAAAATCGTGATGTTCAAATTTGGTTAGAAGATTGCGCTCAACGTATGTATGACGCTTTCAATGACAGTAACTTCAATACTGAAGTTCACGAAATGTATTTAGATTTAACGTCTATTGGAACAGGTGCTATCTTTGTAGAAGAAAGCAAAGAAGGTTATTTAAATGGCGGTTTGCATTTTAAAGCACTGCATATTTCAGAATATTACATTACTGAAAATAGCAAAGGTACGGTTAATACTCTTTATAGAAAATATAAATTAAGCGCATTGCAGGCAGTAGAAGAATTTGGTGAAGAAAATTTAGGCCCAAAAGTTTTACAAGCGGCAAGAGAAAAGCCAGATAAACTGTTTGTATTTATACATTCAATAGAGCCTAAAGAGGATTATGAACGTGCCACAGGACAAAAATCCAAATCAAAACTTCCCATTCATTCATGTCATGTCTGCGAAGAAGACAAAATGGTTGTTCGCAAAGGTGGATACAACGAATTTCCGTACCTTGTCCCCAGATGGAGTAAAGCAACTGCGGAAATTTTTGGCAGAAGTCCAAGTTATAACGCGCTCCCAGACATCAGAACACTTAACAAGGCAGTAGAAATTGGCCTAAAAGCATGGGCAAAAGCTATTGACCCGCCATTATTGGTAACAGATGACGGTGTTATTGGGCGAGTTAGAACAACGCCAGCGGGTATTACAGTAGTTCGCGGTGATAATGCTGTTAGACCTTTGCAAATTGGTTCTAACTGGCAAATTACAGATTTAAAAGAAACGCAATTGCGTACAGCAATACGTCAAGCATACTATTCAGACCAGCTACAACTTCAAGATGGCCCACAAATGACCGCTACAGAAGTGCAAGTTAGGTACGAAATGATGCAACGTCTTCTTGGCCCTACCCTTGGACGTTTCCAAAGTGAATTTCTTAATCCATTAATTGAACGTGTGTTTGGTATTATGTATCGAGCCAATGCATTTGGGGAAGAACCTGAAGCATTGCAAGGTCAAAAAATGGACGTTGAGTATGTTGGCCCACTAGCGCGGTCACAACGTATGGAAGAAGGAATTGCAATTGAGCGGTTATATCAAATGGCTTTTAATGTGGCGCAAGTTAATCCGCAAATTATGGATAACATTGACCATGATGCGGCTGTAAGATTACGGGCTAATTTATTGGGCGTTCCAAAATCAATTTTGCGTGACCCTGAAGAAATTGAAGCAGAACGTCAAGCGCAAGCACAAGCGCAGGCGGCACAACAACAAATGATGATGGCGCAACAGCAAGCTGAAGCAGGCAAAACTGAAGCAGAAGCCGCTGAAAAAATAGCACAACCAGAAGTTCAAGGTCTTTTGAACCAAGCCTTATCAGAACAGGGGGCAATTGAATGAAGGATGAGTTTGACCAAATAGCAGAAGATTATCTTGGTACATTTACCACAGATGAAGGAAAGCGCGTATATGAAGATTTAAAACGTGCTTATTATTACAGGTCTAGTTTTGATACTGACCCGTACAAAACCGCTTACCAAGAAGGTCAGCGTTCAGTAATCATTAGGCTGATAAATCTAATGAGTAAAAAGGAGCAATTATGAGTGAAGAAGTAATGACCAATGCCGAACAGGAAACCTCAACTACGCTGATGGGGTCTGATGACGGGATTGATAATCAAGATTGGAAATCAGCGTTACCAGAAGAACTACGAAATGATGCAACGCTAAGTAACTTTAAAGATGTTGCTAGTCTTGCTAAGACTGTAGTTCATCAACAACAGCAAATGGGCAACAGAATACCTTTGCCAAAAACTGATGAAGAACGTGCCGAACTATATACTAAGTTGGGTAGGCCAGAAACCGCTGATGGATATGAAATAGACATTGGCGAAGAACTAAAACCATATTTTAGGGATGAAAACATCCAAGCATTTAGGCAAGTAGCGCATGAAATTGGGTTAAACCCACAGCAAGTAAGCGCACTAATAGATATGCAAAAAAATTCTATCGCATCTGAACTGTCAAACAGCCCTGCACATTTAGAAGTGCAAGCACAGGAAACACAAGACGTTCTTAAACAAGAATGGGGTGTTCAGTATGATAGAGAAATACGAAGCGCAAAACGGGCTTTGCAAGTTTATGGTGATGATGAAATCATGGAACTTATGAACACTGAAGCTGGCAATAATCCCGCTGTAATTAAAATGTTTGCACGTTTGGGCAAAGAAATTACAGAAGACATGACGCAAAATACGCAAAACAATAATCTTGCTGTATCTGCGCTTGATGCCCGTTCAGAAATTGATGCAGTTATGCAAGACCCAACGCATGCTTATTTCAATGACCGTCATCCAGAACACAAAACGGCTGTTGAAAAAATGCGTCAATTGCATGAAAAAGTGTTTGGGGAGTAATTTATTGCAATAAATCGCTTTTCAGCTATACTAATTATAGTTTTGCCCTTTATTGGATAACAAAACAAAAGTGTGGTGCTTAAACCCGTTAGGTAATGACGTACATTACTAGGTTTCCCGTAAGGACAAAAACCGATTTAATATGTAAACTTTAACTTTTGGAGGCATTTATTATGTCAATAGAGATAACCACCGCTTTTGTAGAACAATACAAAAGCAACGTGTTTCATCTCGCACAGCAAAAAGGTTCAAGATTGCGTGACACGGTTAAATTGGAAACAGTTAACGGCAAGTCACACTTTTTTGAAAGAATTGGTTCTGTTGCGGCTGAAAAACGTACAAGCAGACACGCCGATACGCCCAGAATGGATACACCCCATTCCAGACGTAAAGTAACTATGGATGATTATGATTGGGCAGACCTAATCGACAACGAAGATAAAGTTCGTATGTTGATTTCTCCGCAATCAGAATATGCCATGGCTGGCGCATGGGCTATGGGAAGGGCAATGGATGACAGCATTATTGCGGCGGCAAGCGGAAGCGCTTACGGCGGCGTTAGTGGTGGCACAACTATCGCACTACCAGCGGCACAAAAAATCGTTCATGGAAGCGCAGGCTTAACATTGGCAAAACTGATTGAAGCAAAAGAAAAGATTGATGCTTCAGACGTTGACCCAGATGAAGAACGCTACATGATTGTAACAGCTAAACAAATGTCAAATATGCTTAACATTGAAAAAATTACATCAAGTGATTATGCCAGTGTGAAAGCGTTAGTACAGGGTCAACTTGATACCTACATGGGTTTCAAATTTATCCGAACAGAACGACTAGCATTAGATGCTAATGGTGACCGTTCAGTATTGGCATTTTGTCGTAGCGCAATTGGCCTTGCAGTAGGCGCAGATATTTCAACTAAAATTTCTGAACGTGCTGACAAGAATTATGCAACCCAAGTGTTTTTATCAATGACTATCGGCGCAACTCGTGTCGAAGACGAAAAAGTCATTGAAATTGCATGTAACGAATAGGAGGGATGAGAGATGGCTACAGTTTATTCTGCACAGAAAACTCTGACGGACGTTAACAATCCTTCAGAAAAAGTTAAAACAAACGAATTGCATGGGCGAGTTCGTATGGCTTTTGGCTCTTATGAGGCTTCAGGTCTATCGGCTGGCGATGTAATTGAAATGTTTAACTTGCCAAATGGAGCGCGATTACTTTCTGGCTCTATCGCACATGATGCGCTAGGAAGTTCGACTACTCTATCAGTAGGTTATGCGGCACATAAAGACAGTGCTGGCACAACCGTTGCTCTTTCAGCGGCGGCATACAAGGCGGCGGCATCTTCTGCTTCTGCTGGTCTGTCCGACATTCTAGCTACTATTGCTTTAGGCAATGGTGGTGAAGTAAATGCTGATGGTAACGGCCTACCGATTACAGTGACATTGGCTGGCGCGGCGGCAACAGGTACAATTCAATGTACTATGATGTACGTCACAGACTAAGTAATATGATGGGGGGCGAACAATATTGCCCCCCGTCTAATTTAAAGGATGGCAAATGGCAACGGACGTATCAATATGTGCTAACGCTTTAAGGCGATTAGGTGATGACCCAATTACATCATTGGGTGATGATACGGAACGTGCAAGATTGTGTAATGGATTTTACGCAGACGCAAGGGATAGTGTGCTAAGAGCGCACCCATGGAACTTTGCAATTACCAGAACAAAACTGGCTCAATTAACTGCTAAACCGTCATATGGTTTTAACTATATGTACGCTTTGCCAACAAACCCCTATTGCTTGCGGGTCTTGGAAATGGAATTTCCCGACTATATTTTTAAAATTGAAACAGAGCCTACACATGGAAGGGTTTTGTTAACTGATGAAGGCGAAGCAAAAATTCTATATGTAAGCCGTGTAACTGATGCATCACTATTTGATAGCATTTTTGTTGATGCATTAACTGCCAAAATGTCAGTTGATTTAGCATACCCTGTTACGGGTAGCACAACATTGCAGGGGCAAATGCAAAAACTTTACGAAAATAAATTATCTGAAGCGCGGAGTGTCGATGGTATGGAAGGTTATATTGATGACTTTGGTTCAGACACATTTACGAATTTTAGAAAATAATGGCAAGAGTACATCCATTCCAGACTAATTTTACGGCTGGTGAGTTAACACCGCTATTAGCTGGTCAAACAGATTTTAAAAAGTACGTCAACGGCGTAGAAGAACTTGTTAATATGACAGTCTTCCCGCAGGGCGGCGCGACAAGACGTTATGGCACTAGGTATGTTGCAGAAGTAAAAAACAGCGACAGCAATATTAGATTAATACCTTTTGAATTTAACGTAACGCAAAGTTATGTTTTAGAATTAGGTGACCAATACATAAGGTTTTATAAAGATAATGGTCAAATAACACTAGCTGACCAAAACATTACTGCAATTACACAAGCAAACCCAGCCGTTGTTACGGTAACTGGTCATAACTATGTAACAGGCGATGATGTTTACATTGCTTCAGTAGGTGGCATGTTTGCTTTAAATGGCAAAAGATACAGAATTACTGTCATTGATGCAGACACATTTTCATTAGATGGTATTAATAGCACTAGTTTGCCTGCTTACACTAGCGGGGGAATTGTAGAAAAAGTATACGAAATAGTCAGCCCTTTTTTAGAAACGCAATTGTATGATTTACAATTTACGCAATCCGCTGATGTTATGTATATATGTAGCGGTACATTGCCACCTAAAAAATTATCACGAACAGGGCATACAACTTGGACGCTAGAAAACGCAGAATTTAAGAATGGCCCGTTTTTAGACAAGAATACTGGTAACAGAACGCTTAGTTCAAGTTCTACTGCTATAGGCACTAATAGAAATTTAACAGCAAACAACGTAGATTTTAAAACAGAAAACGGCATACAGGGTTGGCAAGCTGGAGATATTGGGCGGCAAGTTAGAATTGGTGATGGGTATGGCGTTATTACAGCTATTACAAGCACAACCGTAGCTAAATTTGAAGTTAAGAAAGTTATTACGTCTAACGGCAGTACAAATTGGTATTTAGGCGCATGGTCAACTATTACAGGTTTTCCAAACACCGTTAGTTTTTTTGAGCAACGATTAGTATTTGGCGGCAGTTTGTATTATCCGCAAACTATATGGGCTTCACAATCTGCAATCTATGATGATTTTGACACTGGCGATAGCAATGCGGCAGATGCGTTTATTTATACTATTGCCGCTAACAGAGTTAATTCTATTAGATGGCTTGCGCCAGCGCGTGATTTAGTCGTAGGAACGGCAGGCGGTGAATTTAAGGTAGGAAGGCCAACAGGAGAGCCTTTGAAGCCTGACAACGTGTCTATTACCCAGCAAACCACATATGGCGGTTGGACAACGCAACCAATCCAAGTTGGTAGCACAATCTTGTTTGTGCAAAAACAGCGTAAAAAAATAAGAGAATTTACCTATAAATTTGAAGATGACGCATACGCCGCGCCTGATATGACTTTGTTGGCAGAGCATATAACTGGAACAGGCATAGTAGATGTTGATTACGCGCAAGAGCCTAATAGTGTTTATTGGGCAGTAAGAGATGATGGCATCCTTTTAGGAATGACATATCAGCGTGAAGAAGATGTTATTGCGTGGCACAGACATATTATAGGCGGGTACAATTCTTTTACTTTTGATAACACAGATGTAACTGTAAGCGGCAGTGACCCAGACAAAGATGGATTTATTACTATAACGTCACATGGGCTTGAGACAGGCGATGAAATAGAATTTGTTCAAGGAACATCTACAGGCGCAAAAATAAACGGATTAGTAGATAGTGAAAAATTTTTTATTGTTGTCAAAGACGCAAATTCAGTTAAATTTTCACGCACATATCAACAAGCAAAAGATGGCACAACTATACAAATTGTGTCAGCGGTTGGTACTGGACACAAAATACGACAACATGCCAAAGTAAAATCTGTAACTAGCATTTCAGAAAACACAGAAAACCAAGTTTGGTGTTGCGTAGAAAGACGCATTAATGGCGTTAAACGAAAATTTGTAGAATATTTAGACCCATTGTTAAATATGGATAGTGGGCTTAGTGGCACAATAAACGGGTCAGCAACGATAATAACTGGTCTTGATTACCTAGAAGGTGAAGACGTACAAATTCTTATTGGTGACGCAGTTTTCCCTAATCAAATAGTAACAAATGGTCAAATAAGCATTTCAGGATTAGCCTCGACTTCAAGCACAAAAAGTATAGAAATTGGTTTAGGATTTATTTCTAAAATAAAAACTATGCGTATTGAAGCTGGTGCGGCGGCTGGAACAGCGCAAGCAAGACCTAAGAGATTTAACGAAGTAGTTGTGCGGTTACACGAAACTGTAGGCGTAAAAATAAATGGTGACCAAGTGCCTTTTAGAACATCATCTACGCCAACAAGCCAAAGCATACCTGTTTTTACAGGTGACAAACGGGTTACAAATTTAGGTTGGGATAAAGATGGTCAGATTGTTATTGAGCAAACTCAACCTTTGCCAATGACAGTGCTAGGCATTTCTGGTACGTTGGTAACAAGTGATTAGAAAGGGAGGCATATAATGGGATGGTTTGTACCAGCAATGATGGCGGCATCTACTGCTGTTACCCTTATGGGCCGAAATCAACAAAAAAAGAATATGAGGGCTGATGCCGCTTGGAAAAAATACGAAAACGAAATTAACTATCATATTCAAAGACAAAAAGAATTATCTGACCAAACAAAATTATTGTCAGAGCAACGCGCAAGTGGCGCGGCTGGTGGTTCACAATTTAGTGGTTCGCTATTGCTGGTTTCTGCTACTGACCAAGAAGAATTTGAATACGATATGATGCTATTAGCTAAAGGGTTTGCTTTAAATAACGGAGCGACAGACAGTTTGTTGCAAGGACAAATTGCGTCTACTAACTTAGCTATGCTTGGGGATGTAGCAGGCGGCGCGGCTAGTATTGGTGGTTATAACAAACAGCAAGAATTCCTTGATGCTAAATATGGCACAAAGGATGGTAAATAATGGCTATTACTTTACCTAGATATTCCCAAAAAAATGACAAAGTTCCTGTCATTCAGGCGGCGCGTAATACTACTCAAGCAAGCGGTGGGTTATCGGATTTAGGCAAAAGCCTAATGGTTGCTGTTGAAAGTTATGGCAACCTGACTACCCAAGTAGATGCGGAACTAAGGCAAAGAGATTTTGAAAACACAGTTCAGCTTAACAGTATCCAAGCTGAAGGCGCGATGGCTTTAAAAATTCAGGAATATGAACAAAACGACAAATGGTCTACCGCTGGAACAGATGGCACTAATGGTTGGGAAAAAGATTTTAATAAGTTTGTAGAAAAGCAACGTGAAACATTTAAAAAGGCCATGAACGAACAAGAATTTGCGGCGTTTGAGCCAGCGTTACTTGCCCAAGAAATGAATGGCAGAGTTCTTGTTAGAAAACATAGGCGTGAAGCTACAATTAAACATTCGCAATATGTTATTGGCGAAGGGTTAAAAACATTTAGACAATCTGTAGAAAAAGCTGAAACTGTTGGGGGAGTTATAAATGCATGGCTTTCAGTAACAGGCGGTCAATCTGTATCCGCTCTTACAGGTAGTCAAACACAAACATACGCAAATGGCAATACTCTTACGACAAGAGCAATGCATAGTGGTCAAACTACATCAACAGGTGTTCTTAATGCTAATTCTGTAAAAGTTGTAGGCGTAGAAACTTATAATACTATGCAAACCGAAGCAAAAGAACTGGTAAACAATAAAATCATGTTCTTGCAAGCTGGCGGGGCAAAAAAAATTCAGTCACCTGATGGTGGCATGGAAACAGATTACGCTACTATATTTAAAAATCTAAAAGACCCTGAAATAGTAATTGTAGATTTAAACGGCAAAGAAGTTACGGTTGATGACCCTATCCGAAAAACAATGATTGCTGAAATGAAAGGTTTAATGGAAGGGCAAGTTACTAACCACAATGTTCAACAGCAAAAGAAAGGCAACAAACGATTTGAAACTTATAGTGAGCAAATTAATGGCTTGGAATTAGGCCAGACAAAAGATGATGCTGGTAACAATTTGCCAAGTATTCTTCAAATGAAGAAAGCTATTAACGAAGACCAAGATTTAAGTGATGAGCAAAAAGATAATTTAACTAGCGCAATTACTGCGTTGGAAAGCAATATAGCGGCGCAATTAAAAAATGGCTTAAAATCATATGAAACGCCAGAAGCAAAACAATATGAAACATTAGTCACAATATTGGCTCATGCTGGATACCTTAATACAGAAGCCGAAAACAAGGTTCTTATGCAAGGATATTCAAAAGGATTAATTAGTTCGGATAAATTAAAAGAATTAGTGAGCATAACAAAAACAAATATTGAAAAACAAACTACAATTAAAAAAGACCTCACAGATAGAGCCATTAAGATGATTACTAGAGAATTAGGTCTTAAAGGCGATATTATGGAAACTTTGCTTAAAACAAATAGAGGCGAAGTAAAAATGGATACACTTGCTGAACTATTGCGCGACCCTAGCAATCAACGTGGTTATTCCGCAATAAGCCAACTTCATTTACTTATAGCAGAAGGTGAAAAACGAGGTTTATCAGTTGAACAAATGTTAAATTCAGATGGCACAGACCCTAATAATCTGCCTGCTAAACTTATAAAAGTTTATAAAGCAGACATGGCAGATTTAAAAGCTAACAAATTAAGATTTCAAGTAGATACCCTTGTTACAAAAAACGCCGCTGGTAAAGATGTTATAGAAGGGGGTGATGCAAGATTTAGATTTGACCAAACAGAATACTTTAATCAAATTACTAACACTGGGCGTATAGACAAACAAGTTCCTATAATGAATGACGGTGAAACTGTATCCCAATATTTAACTAGGGTAGGAAGCGTTTCATTAGGCAACAGTGCGATGCCTAAATTTATGCAAAAAGATAATATAAATGACCCAGCATTTTATAGTGTAATTATACCACAGGCTGATGAATGATAACCGCATTACAACTTAAACAAGCTGGCTTTGATGATGACAGTATTGTTGGATTTATTGAAGAACAACGCCCGTTATTGTTAAAAGCTGGTTTTTCAAATCACAAAATTAACAAAGCGTATGGTTTACAAGTTAACCATGCGGCATCTACTGATACAGGTATTCTAAATGGAAATGACGGTGACCCTCTGCATAATGGCATTCCTGTAGGGAAGCAAAGTGCTTTAACAACTCAACAAGAAGCTGTTAGTGGCAGTGCTACTACTGACACTGATGGCAGTCTTTTGCCTACTGACGAAGTTACAAAAGAAGAAGCAGAAGCTAATCTAATAACAATTGACAAAATTAATGATGATGACCGCGCAACTATTTTGCGAACTATGCAAACTTTGCAAGGCATGATTAAAGAAGAAGGCGATGTTGTTGGGCTACAAACAGATTGGTTAGCAAAACATTATCCAAATATAACCCATCAAGAAGCTAAAAAAATGAGTTCTAATGAACTTGATTTAATAGAAGCGGCTAAAACTGCGGCTAAATCACCTTTGTATCGACCATGGAAAACTGGTGTCTATGTCCTAAACGGCAAACGATACAATAAAGAAGAATTTCAAAAGAGATTTCCTAGTGTTTTTGCACAAGACCATGAAAAAATTGATACATCTAAAGTAGAAAAACTAGAAGTAATAAATACGATTACGACTACTGGTGAACACAGTAGAAACGTATTAACAAACATGGCAAGCCAATATAATCTGAAGCCTACTGGTATTGCAAACATTAACGAAGCGTTAAGTTTTATTACTGAATTAGAAAGTGGTGGGCGGTCTATTTACAATGACGAAGGAAACAAAACTGGTTTATTTCAATTAAGCACCGACCAAACTATTGAAGCGGCAAACGCTTTTGCAGAAATGAATTATTTTGACAATCCTGATTGGGAAGTTCCAAGTTGGGTGACGCAACTTTATGTTCACCGCGACATGACTAGGCTAATGCCAGACCAGCAACGTGCTTTAGCGTTAGCAAGAATTTTAAAAAACGCAGGGTCAGGCAACGATATATTAAAACGTCTTGCTGACGGTGACGTTAGTGCAATTAAAGACCTTTACATAGATTTGCACAGAAATGACCAATACACAGAACGCGAAACTGGTGATGGTGGAACAATGCGTGAGCGTGTTGAAAACCCTGAACTAGATGCTCGCATTGAAGAAATAACTAAATATTTTGACACGCCAAATTACGATTATAAAAATCCTGAAATTGCTGTTTATGCGGCAGATGGATGGATGGCAAGCACATTAGAAAGCGTTCCCGTAGTAGGTGACAAATTAGTTAGATGGTCAGGTGGTAAAGGACACCAAAATGTTTTTACTAATGGCTACAGAATGTCAATGACAGGTAGCATTAGCGCATTTAATTCAGCCCTATTAGACGGGGAAGACCCTGCTACTGTTTATAGACGTATCTTTATGACGCAAGAACAGTCATTTGGTAAGCAAATACTACAAGATTTTACAATGCTTATGAATGATGTGCCATGGTATGCGGCTGTTGGTGGAGCATGTTTTGCGGCTGGTGCGGCAACGGTTGGTACGGCAGGCGTAGCAGGCGCGGCTTTGCCAGTAGTTTGTGGTGGTGCGGCTATGTCATTGCCTGACGGTATTCGTGACGCATATTCAAGAGCATTGCAAAACAATGAAGTTGATAACTTAGATGATTTCTTTGAACAGTATTTTGATATTAAAACTGCTAAAGTTATGGGTAAATCAGCGGCAGTTGGTTCTGTTACGGTTGGAACAGGATTAGCTGTTAGGAAAGTTACAGAAAGCACAATTGCTAGATTAGGCGCAGAAACAGTAGCAATGACTACAATGGCTTCTGTATTAGAAGGCCAAGTGCCAACATTAAAAGATTTTGCACATAGCGCAATTTTGATTGGTGGTGTTCATACCACATTTAAATTGGCTGGAAAATCAAAGGGCGTATATGACATTTTGCATGTCTTGTATAACAAATACGCTATTCACCCAGCAGATGTAAATAAACTGGCTGAAATGAACCCAACTTTTAGGGAGCAAATTATAAATGGTGAAGTGCCAACATTAATTACAGATACCGCCAAAAATATACAAGAACAGATGCATAAAAAAGCTGGCATTGAACCTATTTTAGAGCCTGAATTTAAAATAAATCAGCCTGTAGAAACATCTGTAGCTGGCATGGAATTTGGCACAGTTATTGGTCACAAAGTAATTGGCGATAAAACTATTTTAGAAGTTAGGGATGCGTCAGGAAATGTTAAGAACGTACAAGAAAGCCAAGTTCGCCCTATTGCTAAAGACCCTATAGTAGTAAAGGTAGCAGAAAACGGTAAGATTGAAGTAACCCGTCCTATTGAACACCCCATTGCAGAAGCGCAACGAACTAAAAAAGCCTCAATAGATTGGGAAGTTTACGAAACCCGTAAAAGACCAGAAGCAAAACCTGATGAAGCTGTTACAAAAACAGAAAAAATAGCTGATGTTGTGCCATTAAGAATAAAATCTGGTGGTAAAGACAATGCAGTTTCTAATGGCGTTGTGTCAGTAGTTGGAAAATATTACCCAGCTATAGCCAAGAAATTAAACAGCATGACAAAAAATGCTTCTAATAAATTAATTGCGGCGGCATCAAAAACAGACGTTCTTATTAAAGCAAATGGCGGCAAGCCATTTAAAGGAACTAGCGTTTCTATTAAAATAATAGGAGCAATCAAAGCTGGTGGAGAATTTGGTGCTAAGACAGACCAAGTAGTTATAAAAATTGGCAAAGATATAATTAACGTAAGTAAAGATGCATACGAAGCTATGCGTAATTACGAAAATGAAGGTGGCAGGCAAGCTAGTCCTAAGATTGTAGGACAAGGCGATACGGTTTTATTTATCAATCCAAAAACAAATAAAATCATGGCTACTTTAAAAGGCGAAAAAACAACAGGAAAAGCTAGAGAGCAAGCTGAAGGTTTTGATAGGTCTTCAGGTGCGTACTATGATAGGCAAAATGCGTCTAGGGGGGATGCCCCGTGGCAAATGCCTAAAGAACGCTATCATGGCGAAAAACGCGCAGTTCTGCCTGAAGGTGACAATCCTTTTTTCCAATTATTTAATGCCGCAAAAGGCGTTGATATGATGGATTTAGTTGCATTAGTTAGAGGCCATTTAAAAAACGCGCCTGCAATGGAAGGTATGCCAGCAAGAAACAGAGGATATTTTCGCAGTGGTGGCGGCAGAAACCCTAAGATTGGTATTAACAGAGCGTTAGCAAAAGACCCTGAAGGTTTCATAATGACTATGGCACATGAAATAGGCCATATGCTCGACTACATTGCTAAAGATGGCAATACCATGAAACGTGGAAACATCTTAGGTTCATTAGCCAGTATGAAAGGCTACATGAATAAATGGATTGATGGCAAAAATGACGGTGCAAAGTCTTTTAGTCAAAAAGAAATAAATGCTTTTAGGAAAGAAGCAGAGATTGAAGCGGCTAAGAATGAGCCTAAAATAGACGAAAGCATTAATAAGATTGCTGATGAAACTGGCGCAAAGATTACGCCACAAACAATCTTAGACATATTTCAAAAGACTGACGCAAGAAATTTTATACCAGAAGAATTTTACAATGCATTTGCTAAATTAAGTAACGCATTAAAAAAACAAGTGGTTAGGGATGCCGCTAAAGGAATGTTAAGCGGTGACCTAAAAAGGTTAGCTGACAAAATTAATGCAAAACCCGCAGAAGGAACAAAAGCAGAGCCTTTAAGTTCAGATGCTACAAAACGTGCAGAACAAATTTTTGCAGAGAAATTCCAAAAGGCTTTAAAGGAAAGAGGTCTTGTAGATAAGGAATGGGTAATTGCAGAATTAAAAGCTATGTCACAACTATGGAAGCCTTTTGAACGAGTAGAAGGTAGCAAATATACACAGTATCGTGACAGCCCTAGAGAATTGATGGCTGACTTTATAATGGCATGGTTACTGCGTCCAGATTGGGTTAAGCAACATGCGCCTGTAACATGGGAAACTTGGGCATATCATATAGCTAAAAAGCCTAAATTAATAGAACAATGGGCAGAAATACAAAATCAGCTTATTGCTGGTAATGATGCACGATTTTCGGCAGGCGTTAAATCTATTTTAGATATGTTTGACAGGGGAGAGGCCCAAAAGACAAAAGCCCTTGAAGGCGAAAAAGCTACGTTAAGAGGTAGGAAAAACCTACAAGTTGAGCAAACTGGATACGAAATTATAGACCAATTTAATTGGATATATAGAAGATTACAGGGCAAAGATACTGGAACAATTCGACCAAGGTGGCATAGCGAACAAGCTAAAGAATTAAACATTACATTAGAAAACTTTCGATACCGTCATGCTAACCTGAAGCATTACAATGACCAAATTACAAGGAAGGTAGTTCGTAAACTAGAAGGTATGGATTTAAATTATAAACATTTAGCTTTGTTTATGTATTTGAGAAACATATCTGAAAGTAGCCAGCGTGACGGTGTAGCAAACCCGTTAGGTGTTATGAAGCTGACACCTGAACTTAAAGCAATATTGCAAGAAAACGGCCAGCGTTCCGCGCAAGATATGCTGACATTTTTTGAAACCAAACACCCACAATTGCGTGAAATAGCAAATGAATTTAGCGCAATCAGACAAAGGTTGGTTATACCTGTTCTTAAAGCAAGCAAGATGTTTGATGCTGAAACAATGAGGAAAATTGAAGAAAACCCAGAGTATGTAACATTTAGCGTTGTAGACAATATGGTTCAGCGTATTGAAAAATTTGGCGAAACTGGCGTGGCAACTACAAAAGTTGCTAAGACAAAAGGTACGCTAGGCGAAATTGATAATGTTTTTATGGCAACTATAGAAAAAGACATGCGTTTGCTTGGGGAGGCAAAGAAAAATAAAACTATTATTGAAATGGTTGCATGGATAAAAACCAACAAATCTTGGATGGAAACATTTAATGGTTTGCGTGACAAAGCAGGCAATACAATTAAAGAAGATGTAATTGTTTTCCCTAAATATAGAGGCAATAATTACGGATATGACAGCCCGAAAGCTGGCATGAAAGCACTTAACTACATGGAGAATGGAAAACAGAAAGTTGTTCATTTGCCAGAAAATTTAGTTGATGCATTTTTCCATAATCCTTTAGGAAATTACATGATGATAAGGATATTGGAAGCCAGCGCATTACCATTTAAGAAAATGTTTACAGAATATAACCCTGCTTTTTGGGGTGTAAATATGTTTAGAGACACAATTAGGTCTGTAAGAAATTTAGAAGGCGCAAGGATGATTGACCCATTAGGGAAAAATATCAAAACAGATTTACTGAAGTTTGATAGGTCATTTCTTAAATATATGTTTAAAGCGTTTTCGCCAGCGGCTAAATCAATCTTTGGTGACGGAACACAACTTACAAGGTTTATGGAAGAAAATGGTTTTCTGATTTCTATGGAAGACGGTTACCGTGGACAATCTGGTGCTATGGCTAGATTGCGTAATATGAACCAAGATGATTATGCAATTGAGCGTTTGTTAAGAAAACATAACCAGCAAGGCAATTTTGTTGAGCAAGTTTACAATAAAAGTTTTGGCATGTTATTCAATGCTCTTGGTAATACCGCCCGTGTAGCAGAGCGTGTACCTAAAATTGCGGGTGCTATGTATTTGCGCGACCAAGTTGCGGCAGGCAATTTAAAGATGTCTGTTGGCGAACAAATGTTGCGTGTTCAAACAGAAGTTGGGTCACCAAGTTTCTTGCGTACAGGTAGAGTTCATGCGCTAACAAACAACATATTAATGTATAGTAATGCCGCTAACCAAGGCTGGCGTGGGGATTTAGTGCGTCTTAAAGAAGCACCTAAAAGCGTTATAGGTAAATATATTGCATATACTGTTGCACCTAAAATGATACAGAAAGCAATGGAATTAGGCGCAGGGGGCGCAGGCATAGCGGCTTTATATGCTGGCATAAGCGAATGGGATAAAACAAATTATATTGCAATTCCACTTGGCATAATGATGCCAGATGGTTCTTTTGAAAATGTTGCAAGCATGGATGAAGATGACATTAAACAAGGGCAAGTTGTTTACTTTAGAATACCGCAAGATGAAACTGCGCGAGTAATTAATGGAATGTTTCATAAAGGGTTTGATGCAATACTAAAAGAAGACCCTTCAAAGACAGGATTTCAAAAATATTTTGATTTTGCCAGCGGTCAAGGCTACAGCCTGAACCCTATATTTAAGTTTATTCCTGATATTCTTACATCAATTGGCGGTGACGCTCCATTTGATAGTTTTAAAAATCGCAGTTCAATTGATAGAACTACGCAATTAGCAAATGATGACAGGCGTGTTATGGAAATTCAAAAATGGTTTTGGAACAGCTATGGCGGTCAATCTATACATAAGTTCAAAGGACGAAATGAAGTTGAGATTGCACACGAACTGCAAGAACTTTTAGAAGTTCCTATAGTCGGTAGAATGATAGCTAGATTTATTAAAATTGGTGATAACGTAGCTGTTCCCGCAATGCGTGAAGCTGTCAAAACTATGGATGTTGAGGATGCTAGAACACATTTAGATTTCGTAGATGGCATGAACATAATAATTAACAACAGCGTGGCAGGCGAAACAGAAAAAAGAGAATTGTCTGAAGCGCACATAATAGCTATTGCTAAAAAACAAGACGTTATTAAGGACAGCCCAATTTTACAAACGCATTTGTTACAGGCTGGCGGGGCAAGCCAGCAATTGCAATATTTCTTAGAAATTGATAGTGAGAAAAAGAGAATAGTAGCATTGAAGGCTTGGTTAGATACGTTGAATAAATTTGAGAAAAACTAAACAATGGATTTATTTTCCAAATAATGCTATAATTTTGGCAAGGAGCATATTATGACAATATCAACGCTGATAATTAAGAATAGTTACAATGGTGACAATTCCGAAACAGTGTTCCCATATAACTTTTCTGTTACATCTGATGCAGACATTGAAGTTATTGTGCGTTCTGCGCTTGGTGTTGAAACTGTCAAATCATTATCGGCTTCAGACTACACAGTTAGCGGTGTGGGCGTGTCTTCTGGCGGTAACGTCACTATGGCAGTTGCGCCTGTTACTGGCGAAACAATATTTGTTAGACGTAAGACGGTTAAAACACAGCCAGTAGATTTAGTTGAAAATGACCCGTTTAGCGCAGAAACAGTTGAGGGCGCATTAGACAGGGCAATGTCTGTTGTGCAAGAACTTCAAGAAGAAGTTGACCGTTCAATAAAATTATCACGAACTAATACTATTGGTTCAGCAGAATTTTCTACAGATGCCACCGCAAGAGCAGGCAAGGTCTTGGCATTTGACAGTTCAGGTGAATTGCAATCAACGCAAGAACTTGGGCAATCTAAAGGGAATTGGGCAACAGGAACAGCATTTTCAGTACGAGACATTGTTAAAGATGCATCTAACAGCAATGTTTATATTGCCAAGGTAGCGCATACTTCAACAGGAAGCACACCTATTTCAAGCAACGCTGATGTTGCAAAATGGGAATTGTTAGTTGACGCAGAAACAGCGGCGGCTAGTGCGGCAACAGCTACAGCCAAAGCAATTGATACAGCGGCAGATGCAGTGACTACGGCAGGCCATGTAACAACAACAACGTCAAATAAAGATGATGCAGTAGCGGCAAAAGTATTAGCAGAAGCGGCAAGAGATGTAGCTAATTCTAGCAGAGATACAGCTAACGCAAGCAGAGATACAGCAATTACTAAAGCTGGCGAAGCTGACGCAAGCGCAATAGATGCGGCGGCAAGCGCGACTAGCGCGGCGGCTAGTGCAGGCGGTGGCGTTGTAAGGGTTACAGCAAGCGATACAAACGCAAACGTGTTAAACGAAAAATTTCTAGCAGGCACAGATATTACTTTTGAAGTACAAAACGCTGGCGCAGATGAAAAAATATTAATAGCCGCACCCTTTAGTGTGGTGTATGCTATTGCATTAGGAGGCTAATATAAATGAGTAAAAAGCTATTACACCATTATACGTTTGACGCTTCAGCGAAAACGATTGTGCTAGACGGTATCTACGGGCAAGAACGCTTGTTGATGATTAGCAACATTGAAGACAACGTAATTATCTATCTCTTTAATCAAGCGGCATTTGGTTTAACTAGCTATTCTATTAACACTGACACTGAAAAAACTACTCTTGTATTGGCGCATGACACTACAGCTATGGCTGATACTGACAAGCTACAAATTTTTGTAGAGGAAGACAGTACAGCATTTTCCCCTGCCGAAACATACGTTGACCCTGTTTCTAAAATTCGTATGTCAACGCCAGAAAACCTTATTGACACTGATTTTGAATATGGGTTGCAGTCTACTAAATGGGAAACGCTAGAATTAGTTAACAACATTCCTACATTTTATAGCCGTAACGGTGACACATCTATGTCGCTTACGTCCATTAACAAGACAAACAGTAGTGAAATTATTAGCGTAACAACTACAACAGAACACGGGTTGTCAGTTGGTAACCCTATTATTGTGCAAGGCACAGATAGCCCATCTGCTAACGGTGCGTTTATTGTTACAGCAATACCAAGCACAACAACATTTCAATACAAATCTAAGAATGTGCAAAGTTCTACTGGTTCTATCCTAGACACTTATACACAAATATTTATTGGTAGCGTTTACCAAGGAACAGAATTTCAATTAGCGGCACTTAACTCTGTTGTAACAGATGCGGCAAGCCCTTCAGTCTTGACGGTAACAACTAAAAGCCCAACTAATTTTAGTGTCGGCACTAGTTTCTTTTTAAGCAACAGCGTTGGCAGTAAGAACGTATCTTTTAATGCGGCTAACATTCAGCCTTCAAACACAAGAACTAAACGTGAAACTGTAACAAATCTTGCGGCAACTAATTCAGGTGATGGAAGCAAATGGGCAATTGGTAATGCTCAACCGTTTAACTGGACACCAATCAAAGGAATGTTTTTTGTTAGTGGTGGCGCGGCAGACGCGACAGCTACTTTCAATACAGTAACAGAAGAAATTGAATTTGCAGAAGACCATGTATTTGGTGATGGTGAAGCTGTTATGTATATTCTTGGTAATGGTAACACATTGCCAACAGGTGTTTCGCAACGTAGGTATCATGTAAGAACTACAGCAAATCCTAAACACATTTACCTTACAACAGGTGGGCCAACTTCTATTGCCCGTGTTAATTTAGGAAGCCAAGGTGCTAATGGCGGCATGATGCGTGATTGTTTAGCGGCTGGTGTGGTAGCTAGTTCTGTTAATAATAGTACAGAACTGTTTACGTTTGACCAGAACTACATAACATACCCTGCTAATACACCTTATATGCCTATGTATACTACGTTAGCTGGTTTAAACACCATGAACACTGGTAGTACATTAATTAATTATTTTGAAGGTGATAGCACACCAAGAGTTTATTATTTAAATGCTGTTTCTGGCAGTAGTAACACAGCACATTTTTCTACAACAGTAGGTGGCAGTAACGTAAATACTACTAGCACTAATGTTAGTGGTATCTTTGTGCCAATGATGCGTCAAGTTGATGGTGACCGAAACAGTTTATATCTACCTAAAGGTGGATGGGTTGCTGGTGATAAAGTGCAAATTGACAGTACATCTATTATGGGTGGCATGACTGACAATGGCATGTACCAGCTTGTAGCGTCTGGTTCTGCGTTTCCTAATAGATTTAGATTTGAAGCACTTGGCGGGGGATTAAACCCTAACAATACTAACGAAAGCAATTTCAGTAACTATGGCGGCGTTGGCACAACCATTCATAACGTCATGGAATTTAATCACAGCAAGAATGTTACGGCTACTGGCGAAACTACTGGCTGGCCTATTGGCGCAATCAACCCTAAGAACTGGTTGCCTGATGAAGCGTTCTTCTTTGTGCAGGGCGGCAGTGGAAACATTAACGTAAACACTGGCACAGAAACAATTACGTTTGGTTCACCCCACGGGTTTGTAGATAACAAACCATATGTCTATTTTACTGGACAAGGTAACACTGTTATTAGCGGTCTTACTGATGCCCGTTGGTATTATGTACGGGTAGTATCAGCAACAGAAATTTATTTAACAACTACTGAAGGTAGCACAACTAAAGTAAATCTAAGTAACAACGGTGCAAATGCAGGCGTAGTGCGGTCTTGTTTCGTAAGAGCATATCGCGGCGTATCATCAGATGGTGCGGCTGAAACTATTACAATGGCAGAAGCAATCCCAAATCTTACCGCTGGCGGCACACAGCAATTGATGGCTTGTTACACTACCTTTAATAACTTTACAGTCTTTAATGGTTCTAATGACTTAATGTCTTATAACAGTGGTGGTGGTCAGGTAGTGTATGCCAAGACTGTTTCATCTGATGGTCTTACATTGTCATTTACTAACACACCTGACGGTTCGACAAGGGCATTAAATACAGGCGCAGTTAATGCGGCAGTTCTTATCAAAGTATCAAATGACCCAAGGGCTAACAGTATATGGTATGCTAATCACGGTTTAGAAACTGGTGATGTAGTGCGTCACTATAACTCAACTACTGCTATTAGCGGCATGACTTCTGGCGATTACTACAAAATAACAAAAGTAAACGATAACCGTATTTCATTCCAAGTTCATAGTAACGGAACTACGCCAGTTAACTTTGCTAACTATGGCAGTTCAGCGGCAACGGCTTATACATATTTCATAGGCAAAACAGTTGTTGCTTCAGGTGATTATATTCACGCAGTAGGTCATGGGTTAAATAATAAAGACAGTGTGTTCTACAATCAAAATAGTGGGGGCAAAATATTCCCATTAGTAGATGGCACAACATATTATGTTCAGAACGCTAACGCAGATAAGTTTCAAATAAGCACAACATTTGATGGAACAGATGGTGACGCAATAACCGTTGACCAGAACACTTCTAAGTTTACAAGTTTTTACAACATTACTTACAATGGTCATGGATTTGTAACTGGCGATAGAGTTCAGTACATTTCATCTACACCAGTAGCACCATTGCAAAGCGGTGCTTATTATTACATCAACAGAGGCAATGCTAATTACTTTAGTTTGCATATGAATTATGATGGCGCAGACCTTAATGATGTAAGAACAAGAATAGAGTTTGCTTACCCTTATACTGGAACAGGTACGTTCCAAAAAACTACGGCTGTTGATTTAGAAAACAAAGGAACAGGCACACAAATATTTAATGCTACCGCAGTAGGTGCTTCAGATGGTGTGTATAAAATTGCCACAGTTCCAACAACAACAACATTTACACTAAATGCTGACACACAATTACCTGACAGAGATGTATCTTTTACACCTGAAAGTTCAGTTTGGATTGAAGAAAACGCAATTAGAATACCAGACCATTATTTTGTAACTGGTCAGGCTGTTGTATATACAACGGCGGGAACAGTAGTTACTGGATTAACCAGCGGCACAACTTATTATATAGTAAGAGTAAGCCGTGATTGGATTAGGTTAGCCGCAACATATGATGATGCTGTAATTAATAATGTAACGATTGCATTAACTGGCATTGGTGTAGGCACACAAAAATTATCTACTGACAGTATTACAGGTGAAGTGATAGGTGGTGGAACAGTTAGCGTAGACGCTTCGTCTACTAAAGTTACTGGCGTTGATACGAACTTTACATCATTCTTTAATACTGGCGATACAATATCAATATACGCAAATCCAACTACAGCGGAAGCTAGTGTATCTAGTATTAACACTGGCACATCAGTATTTACAACTAGCCCTGCACATGGATTATCTACTGGTGACATGGTTGTAATGACTGGTTCTGTAGTACCTACAGGAACAACAGTTAACAATATTTATTATGTTCGTGTAGCTAGTACGACAACCCTGTCATTGCACCCATCAAATGCTGATGCTGTAGCAGATACAAATGATGTTTCAATTACTGACCAAGGTGACGGTGTTAAACTTATAAGCTATGCAGACATTGGCGTAACTTATTCAAACACTGTAAAGGCTGTAACAGGACAAGGTTCACTTGAATTAGAAACAGCTTCGCCAGCTACAGTTACAGGCGCAAACTTTACAATAGGAACTTCCCTGCTTATGAGGGCAGACGGGTTTGCATTGCACCGTCCTTATGATGGCGGCGTAGAACTAATACCTTCTAAAAATCCTGACAGTAAAATGATTAGGCAGACTAGACGTTACTTTAGGTATCAATCTGGTAAGGGCATCCAAGTTTCGTTTGCAGTTAACTTTAGCCCGTCTACACAAATAGACACTTATACCGCTTCAGGAACTACAGCTACAATCAAGACACGTTATGCACATAGATTGGCAACGGGTCTTAGTATCACTCTCAATGGTGCTACTACAAGTGACGCTACTAATTATTGGAACGGTACATTTACTGTAGCTAGTATTGTAGATGAATACACATTTACTGTAACGCTTGCAGGCACACCATCAGCAGGCTCAACAGGCCCATCAGGAATACCAGAATTTTATGTAGTTAGTTGGTCAAACAGCGCGTTGAAATGTGGTTTGTTTGATGACCAGAATGGATTGTATTTTGAATATAACGGTTCTGCATTAAGTGTGTGCCGTAGAAATTCAACAACGCAAATTAGTGGTGACGGTAGCGTTACATTTAAGAGTTCTGATATTACAGGAACTAACACAAAATTTGCAAAACAGTTAAGCGTTGGTGACAGCATTGTTATCAAGGGGCAAACATATAAAGTAACAAACATTGGTAGCGATACATCAATGTCTGTCTTGCCTAGCTATAGAGGAACGTCTAACAGCCGTGTAGTTATTACCAAAGTAATAGACACTAAAGTTAGCCAAGCTAATTGGAACTTAGACCCTTGTGATGGCACTGGCAAAAGCGGTTTCTATTTAAAAACAAATCGTATCCAAATGGCATACATGGATTACTCATGGTACGGGGCTGGTAAAGTAAGGTTTGGGTTTAAAGACCAGCGGGGCAAAGTAATTTATGTGCATGAATTTGTTCACAACAACCATTTCAATGAAGCATACATGCGGTCAGGAAACGTGCCTGCTAGATATGAAATTGAAAACACTGGCACACCTACATATGTACCAGCCCTAGCCCATTGGGGTACGTCTGTTATTATGGATGGTGGCTTTGACAGTGATAGTGCGTACCAGTTTACTGCATCTTCACAAGACCTTCAGGTTACAGGTAACGCAACAGTTACAGTTGCGGCTAACGCAGAAGAAAACGACAGCTACTATTACTTTTATAATAACCGTTGGCATAACATTGGCAGAGCATTGCAAATTGCAACGCCTAGTTATCTATACAATTCTGTGCCAGCTAACAAAAATATTACAGGTAGCAATCTTAACAGTTATACCTACACACGAAACCCTAGTAGTTACTTCCAATTGCCTAATCAGCCATACCAAGTTAACTTGCTGACCCGTAGACAGTATTCAAATAATAGTTCTACAGAAGAATTTAGAAACTTGATGCTGATTAACCAAGCACCTACTGGTGAAACAAATACAACTTCTAACTTTACGGTTACAGTTGCTACTACAGGTGTACCAGTTGTGTATGACATTCCGCTTATTAGCGTAAGGCTTGCACCATCTGTAGACACAAACACTATTGGTTATTTAGGTGAGCGTGAAATCATCAACCGTATGCAATTGATTTTGAAAACTGTAGGTATCTTGTCTACACACAATGCTAAAATTACATTGCGACTAAACGGTTTGATTACAAATACAGATTGGAACGCTGTTACTAACCCATCACTAAGCCAACTTATATATCACACTAACCAAGATAGTATTTCAGGTGGTATTGATATATTTAACTTTAGAGCGCAGGGCGGTAGCGGAACAAGTGGACGTTCAGCGGTTGTTACAACGCAAGAGTTAGGTGAGATTACTACATTAGGTAACTCTATCTTAGGCGGTAACAACGTCTACCCAGATGGCCCTGATGTTCTAACCATTGTAGGCCAACTTGTAGAAGACCCATCTACTGTAAGCACTACTAACCCGTTCAACATTACTGGACGAATATCATGGACTGAAAGCCAAGCGTAAATGAGAAACAAATTATTTATGTTATGGATTGATATTAGGGTTACCGTCAAAAAATGTTGGGTAAAGGTAAAGGCCAAATGGAACGCTGGTATTAAGTGGGGCAAAAAAAGGATTAAATAATGTTTGAACTATCTTCACGTTCTCTAAAAAATTTAGAGGGGGTTGATGAAAAACTTAACCTAGTTGTGCTTCGCGCAATTCAGTTAACTAAAATAGATTTTGGCGTAATATGTGGGTTGCGTACAATTGAAGAACAAGAAGCCCTTGTTGCAAAGGGTGCTTCACAAACCATGAAATCAAAACATCTTGACGGTCTTGCTGTAGACCTAATGGCTTATGTCGATGGGCGTGGCTGTTGGGAAGTATCAGTATATGATGAAGTAGCTGACGCAGTGAAGCAGGCGGCTATTGAATTAGATGTTCCTATCAGGTGGGGTGCGGCATGGAATGTGCCTGACATTCGTGCATGGGATGATAACATGGAAGAAGCAATGAATTATTATATAGATGAAAGGCGCGGTCAAAACCGTAGGCCATTCATTGATTGTCCACACTTTGAGAAAGGGTAACTATGTCGTTAGTAAAAAATATAAACAAACGTAAAGAGGCTGGAACATCCCGCCCAAAATCTAAATCAACCGTGTCAGCTAAATCGTATGCGGCTATGAAAAAAGGATGGCCTAAAAAGAAGAAAGGCTAATTCTGTAGAATACTTAAACGAATTTCTAATTCTTTAATTCGTAATTCTAATTCTCTAACACGTTGTATGTTAAGCTCTACTGCTTTGGGTGGTTTCCACTCATCAATCCATGCATCGTTTTCTTGAATTTCTTCCCAATGCATTTCCTGTTCATGTTCTAAAAAAGCCAGCCTTTCAACAATACCAAAATACCCCCAGACAGATACGCCTGTAAACGCAATCAATGCAATTAAATTTTTTAGTGGGATAGTAAATTCACTGCCTTCGTTTAATTTATTAGCCATTACTTTTTCCCCGCCCAGCTAGTCACACCCATATACCCAACAACAATGCCACCGCCTGTCAGGTAAAATAAATTACTTATGTCTGCCAAGGCTTCAACTCTTTCTATTTCAATAAAGAACATAGCAAGAGTAAACAGCCCCATAGAAATTAATGTATAACGTGCCATTCTTAATTGCGCTAAATGTTTTCTTAGTTCATCTTCGTTTTGCTCAATCTCTTTTGCAATTTTTAGTTCAGCGTCAGACACAGTGTTATCACCGTCTATGTCATACTTAGCGTATACACTTTCTTTTTCTAAACGCTTAACCATATTAAAAACACCACAGTTATAGTTATTATTATACCCATTACAATACTAATAAGACCTAGAGTTTCCATGTTTTCTTTATGTATTCTGGCTTTTTCTATGCGTTCTGCTTTAGCTAGTTCTTTAGCTTCTTGTATGCGCCTTGCCCGTTCTGCAATAATCCCAGCCCATGTGCCGTGACCAAAACGCATGTCTACCATGTTGGCTATTTCGCGCATTTGTTCTTGCACTAATTTTGCGTCAATGATTTCTTCAGCTACGGACGAAACGCCGAACTGTTCTGTTATGCTTTGGGATGCGGATTTTTTATAACGGTCTTTATTTACTTGGGATTGCGCGGTAAACATACCGTCTATGTATTTAGCAATGCTACTTACATCATTTGCAGTACCGATTGCTGATTTAATTCCTTCGACACTAGCTTTAAATAAAGCTATGCCTGCCATTGTTTCAGCAATCATTTTGTACCTACTTTGTTAAACCCTTTTGCTTTTCATATGTCCTAAGTCCTCCGATGCCAAGCATGCCGCCAAGAACAGTCATCAAAGATGTCATGTCAAATTCTGGTAATTCTGGTATTTCTGTTCCAGTAGCCGCAACAAAAAATATAATACACGGCTGTAAAACAAAGTGATATGAAAACGCAACGCCGCAGACCCACCCAATAAATGGCCGCCAACCGCCTTTAAACAATGAGCCTGAAGCCGCTTCTGCTTTGTTAACTTCTATTTGCGCGAGTGCTAATTCTTGCCCATGTTTTTCGCCCATGGTTGCCAGTTCGTGTGCAATCCTAGCTTTCTCATCTGCATCAGGAATAAATTTATCAAGTAATGTGGTTACTGGTGCTATTAAACTTTGTATCATGTTACCCCCAGAATTTAAGATATTTTGCAATACCTAATAATAGACCTACAAATGCCCCTAAAATAAATATAGCTTTTATGCCACCTTGACCCATGGCTACTTGCTTTTTTAGGTCTTCAATATCTTTCTGGTTTTTTTCCAAGATAGAATGTATCTGGTCTAACTTATAATTAATAATATCATTTTGGGTATCAACTTTAGGCGCACTGGCTCTTTTGCCAGTTTTTGCTACTGGCCTGCTCATTGTGCAATCCTTAAAAAATTTAGTTTCATACTAGTGAGTATATCAGAAACTATTATTTGGGCAAGATTGTTCTAATTTTCTCTAAGTATACGATTAAATCCCATGCTTCCTCTTGGGCATCAGTAATCCAATCATGGTCTGGTTTAGTAGCTTCAGACATAGTTACGCCGTATGTTTTCAGCCCTTCATTAGAGCGTCCAGCCATACGGCGCATTATATCCATCACCATTTTATCTTCAGTGATGATAGGTTTCATTAAAATGCTACATCCATGTAGTGCGAACAAAATTCATTAACACTACAATAGTTCTGGCATCTAACGTCTTCACCTTTACGCAAAACAATCTGGCATTTCTTACCTTCAACCATGTTGTTTGCGCCCAGCCATGCCACTGCTTCTTCGCGGCTAGGCAATACACGGGCGGCAGTCTTGCGTCCATCTTTCATAATTGCAAAACTATCTGGCTTGTTCCACCGTTCTTTAGGCGTACATACAGGCGCACCATTCTTTTCAGCGTCTTGGTGAACTGCAATACGTTCCTTAACAAAAGCAGATTGTTCTTCAGGTGACCACCTACGAATAGGTATCATAACAACTTGCTTTCTAGGGTATGTATCAGATTGCATGACCCGTAGCTTAGACCAATCACGCAAGATAGCTAATATCTCAAGCGATTTAACCTCATGTTTTATTTCAGGGTTAGCCCTAACCAGATAATCCAAACAGTTTAATTGCTGTTCCCATTCTGATTTGCCTTTTTCTAAAGCGTCTAACGCTGACCATGCAGACGTTGTTTTAAAATCAATTAAGTTTCCATCCTTAGATAGATAGTCAAACTGACCTGATAACGTCCAGCCTTGCGTGTCATTGTTCTTAACGAACAACCGTTTTTCTGCAAGGTCATCTTTGCCTGTTGCACGTTCAATAACATGGTGTACTGATTGACCTAGCAAACTAAAGATGCGGTCTGACACATCTTCAGTAAGCAAATCCCAATTAGCTTTTTCCAATACCCTGATGCGTGGCGGGGCAATCAGTCTTGTAACTGATATGTCACTACCGCTTGCATCATACGGGTCATTAGTAACCGCATTAACAATAGCGTCAGGCAATTTTTGTTTGTTAGTTAATTTCATAATGCCCCCTAAAACGGTACATCACCAAGAGCAATGTCATCATCACCTTGGTTTTGTGTTTCATCAGATACATCATTCTCTAACTCTTTAGCCCGTAAGATTATGTTTCGTATACCTTCAGGCAATTGGTTAAACGCTTCACGTTTATTTTCTTGCCAATCAGTAATCGCAAACACAACAGAATTATGATACTGCTCCGCTACGGGGCTGTCTTTAGGCGCAGGCAATACTGCCGCTACACGGGGCTTGCCGTTCTTACCTTCCATTACGTTAAGCATGCAAGGCACACCACACAAAGCGGCAATGTCAAAGCCCTGACGTTCTTGGTCAGTGAAAGGTCTGCCGCGCCATGAAGCTAGGTCATTACCCAAGTTAGATTTTTCGTGAAGTGACAACGTGTAGAACTTACTAATTGTAAGCGGTTCATTGTTGCCGTTTGTTTCAGCAGGCACTTCCCAAATGATAAGCACTTGCCGCTTCCAAGATATGTCACCTTGGTATTCGTTTTCTTGTGTGCCAAGGTCAATCACCTTAACACAACGTCCTTTATGAACGCCTACGGGTACTGTAGGGAAACGTCCTTCACCACCCATTCCTGTTGCCATTATACTCATATGATTTTCTCCATCTTTCTGTTTTAATTACAACTGTTAGTTTACACGGGGAAAAAAATCTACTGGAAGTGTCCACTAATGTAAGCACTGCGGCAAACAACAGTCCTGAACTGTCTTCAATTTCTTTCCCCGATTTTTAAATGTTAACATTTGTTAACTGCAATGTCAAGCAAGTTGACAATAGTTAATATAGTGTGTAAAGTTTACATTAATTAATGTTAACTACAGGTTTTAAAATGTTGCATGACGAATATGATTTAGCGGTTGAGCGCAGAAAAGAGGTTGTTACTAAATATGGCGGCAAAAATTTAGCCCGTATGTTAGGCATCTCGCACCCTGCCGTTAGTAAATGGAAAACTATACCGCCATATAGAGCATTTCAGATTGCCAAGCTAGGCGATTATGAGGTAGAATATCTTAGACCTGATTTGAGGATTGCGCCCCGACACACGGCGTAGGCCACCATCGAAAGAGGACTAGGTTAAAAGTTGTGTGTCTTTTCTCCCTATGTTGAACTAGGGGTGGTTTCGATTTGCCACCCCTATTTTTTTGCTAATGTATTTTAATGGTAGAATATTTGTAGGTTTTTTTCCGAACACCTACAAAAGATGTGGGTTCAAATCCCGCCATTAGCACCATCACTTTTTCCAATAGCCGTACACCATTTTGTCAGTGCTATCCCAAGTGTCAAAAACATTGCCATCAACAACCGCGACAAAGTGCCTAGCTTGCCTAGCTATAATGACACCATCACGCTTAAAATCACGGGGTCTTGCTTTGCGGCCTTCATACTTTGGCGCACTATGCCATTGGTAACCTAATTTGACTAACAGTTTATGAAATTCATGTTTCATAATGCCATCACGCGCAGACTTCTTACCGCCTGCATCTTTGTTAGCTTGTGCTACTAATTTATATGCTTCCACATAGGCTTCGCCCATCTGTACTAAATATGGCATGCTTTCAGCTATTGCCAAAGCCCTTGCCGCACAATCCCCTGTCTTACCTAAAAAGCCAGCTTCTTTTCTGCCACCGTCAGTATAATGCCAATCCATAATTTTCTCCTTTATGTTTGATTGTTAACTAAGGTTAACATACAATAGCAAAATAGTCAACCATTAAAAAATGGCATTGTTATGCGATTGCTATGCGGTTACTAAAAAATGCTATCGTTTTGTTAATGGCAAAAGTATCCCCTTCATCTTCACCTTCAACTTCACCTTCATCCCCAACAAGATAATAGCAACAGCACAACCCAACTTGACAACTTAACCAAAGTATATTATCTTCTATATTGAGAAAAGTTAATACGAAACATAGGTACATTATGAGAAACAATTCACAGAACGAACAAAGCCCTGCTTTCCAGTTCTATGCTGGTGATTGGATAAGCGACCCATCCCGCATGCGTATGACGTTGGAAGAACAAGGTGCATATATATTGTTGTATTGCCATTGTTGGCGTGGGTTTCAGATACCGTTTGATTTTGAAATCATGTCAAAGATGTGCAATTGCACAGAAGAAAAAATAAAAAAACTATTCCCCAAATTTGAACACCTGTTCAAACAGTTCAAAGATAAGCATGGCATTACATATTTAGTTAGTGTGCAGGCTGAAGCTGAAAGAAAAGAACAGGCTACAAATCGTGCAAAGCGTTCTGCCGCTGGCAAAAAAGGCGCAGAAGCTAGGTGGAAAAGTGATGACGTATAATATCAATAGCCATTATCACGAATTTATTTCTGCTTTTGGTGCGCGTCATAGCTTTCAAACTTTTTGTGATAAGGGCAGGGATAGGCGTTTGTGCAGGCAACTGCATGGCACATTGCAACAGCATTTTGATGAACTGACTGCCTTAAATGCTAAAGGTGCAGGCGTTTTCTTTACTGTAAATCAAACTAATGGTGAAGGCAGAACAACTAAGCATATAACTAATGTGCGTTCAGTGTTTATTGATTTAGATGGAACACCATTGCCCAAATCATTTAATTTAGAACCGCATTTGATAGTAAACACAAGCAACGGCAAGTATCACTGTTATTGGTTAGTTAAAAATATGCCAATGCCATCTTTTAATTTGTATCAAGAAGCGTTGGCAACAAAGTTTAATTCTGACCCTGTTGTTAAAGATTTGCCCCGTGTCATGCGGTGCGCTGGCTTTTACCACCATAAAAATGACCCATATCCTATAAAAATTACGTCAATGCATGATGATGAGCCATACACAATGGACGAAATTCGTGAGGGTTTAGAGTTAGTACGTCCGCAACGGATAGAAATTGATTACAAAAGCTACACACCGTCTACCTATCAGGGCAAATATACAGGAACTTTGCGCTATGGCATGACAAAAGGTGATAGGCATGCGGCACTTGTACGCATGTTGATTGCAATTCGTAAGCGTGGCGAAAGTATTGATTACGCAATGGCTGAAGCTATGGAATTTGCGGCATCATGCAACCCACCAGAAAGCACCGCTGAAGTTCAGTTTCAAGTTAGGGATATTTATGCAAGATATTAAATTACGAGATTATCAAGAGCAAGCAATAGACGCTGTTCGTCACCAATTCCAGCGCGGTATTAAAAAAGTATTGCTGGTTGCCCCTACGGGTGCAGGCAAAACGGTCATAGCGTCTGCCATGATTAAAGCAAGCCAAGATAAATCTAATGCGTCTTTGTTTGTAGCACATAGGCGCGAACTTGTGAAACAATGTTCACAAAAACTCACAGATTTTGATGTAAACCATGGCGTTTTGATGGCAACAGTGTCACCAAACAATTTTGCTACAGTTCAAGTTGCGTCTTTGCAAACTTACACGGCAAGAAAAGATAACGAACATTTTTGGAAACCTAACGCAAAGATTATATTTTTAGATGAAGCGCACCGTTCAGCGTCTAAAACATTTCAGGATTTATTATTAGAATACCCTGATGCATACGTTATTGGCTTAACAGCAACGCCATGTCGTGCAGATGGTAAGGGTCTTGGTAACTATTACGATGCGCTAGTAAATTGTGGAACTATATCCGAACTAACAGAACAAGGGTATCTTACACCAGCTAAAATACTTGCCCCGTCTATGCCAGACTTAAAAGGTCTTAAATTACAGGCAGGCGATTACGAAAAGCGTGGCCTTAACAACCGCATGAACCAACCAAAGTTAGTTGGTGACCTTGTAAGCCATTGGTTAGAGCATGGTGAAGGCAGGCCAACAGTAGTTTTTGCGTCAAGCATTGCCCATAGCAAATACATATCCAGCATATTTAACGACAACGGTATTCCTAGCGGTCATATTGATGGCGAAATGGATGAAGTTAAACGTGTAGAAGTATTGCGGCAATTGCATGAAGGCGAAATAAAAGTTCTATCAAATTGTATGGTGCTTACAGAAGGATGGGATGAACCCAAAGTGTCATGCGTTGTAATAGCAAGGCCAACCAAATCTTATGGCATGTATTTGCAAATGGTAGGCAGGGCGTTGCGTCCATATGAAGGCAAAACCGACACTCTTATCATTGACCATTCTGGATGCGTCTATGAACACGGGTTTCCTGACGAAGCACCTGAATGGAAACTTACTACGTCAGAAGAAAGTGCCATACAAAAGAAAGAGCCTGAACCAATAGAGAAACAACCTGTCACCTGTTCTGTATGCCATACGGTATATAAGCCAGCCAGAGGGTTTCCAGAATGTCCTAGTTGCGGTGCTATTCCTACAAAAGCACAACAGCAAGTTCACATACAGCAAGGCAGGCTGATTGAATTAGTTAAAAAAGAAAAGATAACCACGCAAGACAAAGTTGATTTCTACGCACAATTGCTGACCTACGCAAAAACTAAAAGTTATTCACGGGGATGGGCTGACCATACTTACAAACAAAAATTTGGTCATTTTCCTCATAACAAACAAGTAATAGCCAAACCTGTCAGTGATGATGTGAAGAAATTTATCCAACATCTAAACATAAAGAAGGCCAAATCCAAATTTCACAAGGGGAAAATATATGACTGATAATGATGTACTAGAAAAGAAAATGCATGAACTGCGCGAGATAGGCGAAAAGCATGCAAAAGCCAGAGGCAACGTATCACTGTTAGAGCATGGCAGAAAGATACTATTGTCCACCATAATGAAAGAAGTAATGGTTAAGGGCAAAGAATTTTCTACCATAGCCGCCCAAGAGCGTGAGGCTAGGGCAGATGATAGATACCAAACGCATATAAGTGCGCTTGCCATTGCGATAGAAGAAGAAACAAAATGGGCATGGGAAAAAAAGATAGTTGATATGAACTTTGAAAGTTGGAAAACTAAAATGATTAATCAAACTGTTGAGAGAAAAAAATATGCCTAAAGCAAAGACCGCCGCAGAGAAAAAGCATATGTCTAAAGTTGCTGAACTTGGATGCATAATATGCTATCGTATGGGCTATGAAGGTTCACCAGCGGAGTTACATCATATTAAAGAGCATACGGGCATGGGCAAAAGGTCTAGTCACTTTGAAGTTATCCCGTTGTGTCCTATGCATCACCGTTCTAGCGATGCCGCTTACCATGTGTCACCCGCATCATTTACCGCAAAATGGGGAACGCAACGCGACTTACTCAACTTTACATTGGCACTTTTAAGCGAAAAAAATGGGGGCAATTAAGCCCCCACTATTACAAATTGTTACATATTATTACAACAGGATAACTTTTACTTCTGTTTCTAAATACACCTCAAACATGCTTTTAATTTGTGATGTGATTAGACGTTCCTCACCTACTATTGCAAGCGATTGTGTTTTGTCTTTGTAAGTAATGCCCGTCAGCTTGTGTAAATCAAAGCTAATGTTCTGCATTGTTATTCTGTTCTCGCCTTCCTCAAACGTGTTATCGTTTATTGTTGGCTGATACACAGTAACGTGCCTGTAACGCTCACTATTGGAAACACGTTTAATAACTGCAAACAATGTTTCTCCCTTTATTATTTTAATCATTTTGTACCTCGTCATTTACTACTAATACCCATTGCGAAACAACATCATTGTCGTGCCACTCCCATTTTGCAGGTAGATATTCACCGTCTATGTAGACTGTTGGTGTGTCAGTCATATCATTCCCCTTCAATTAGTCTTGCTGATGGAAAATAAACTTGAACCGTGGTTTTGATTACATCCCAATTTATGCCAAGCGATGTATCGTGGCATTTTTTAAGTTGGGCTAGTATAAATCGCGCCTGAAACCCCTGAAGGTCAGGCGCAACGCTTAACACATCGTCAACGCTCCAAATTATTTGAATGGACGTAGGCTGGTTAAACATCAAAGCCAAATCGCTTTCCCCATATTTAGAAAAATCTGTCATAGCAAATCCCCTTGGTTTGGGTTGTCAGTGATGGGCTTGAAAGTTATGTCAGCAAGTTGATAATCTTCACCACCAAACTTTGATTTGTGCCATGCGCCAGATGGTTTGATTGTTTCTAATTGCTCGACAGACAGGCGCATACTGCGCCCATCGTGTACGATTTCCAAACCGCCTTGCCGCCTTGCGTTGTCTAATTCGTAATCACGAATAGAAACAAATTTGCCAAGCCATAATTTATTGACTGTCTTTTTTAGCATTTAACGCCCCTTCTATGTAATGAACGGCATCAGCGGAAAAACCGCCAATGTTCCATTCGGTTATGTCTTCAGTAGCAAGACCATGAACACCACAATAACAAACGCCATTCTTCCAGTTATAAAGCGTTGCAACCGTGTCATCGTTAAAAACGAACATCCATTCAAAATCTATTTTGTCACCCAATTCACCGACTGCATGAGGTTCACCAAATACAGCGCAAATTTCTTGGAAACTACTTGTCACCGAACCCTGTCTATGGGTCATGTTGATTTCGGAATTTTCAGCCTGCCGAAAATCTATTTCTTTAATAATGTTCATTCGTCACCCCCAGAAAATGCCTTCATCATCCAAGCCCAAAACGCACCGACCAAGCCTAGAGCCATTACAGCCCCAATCCACATCGTATCGGTGTAGATTATTGCGCTGAACACAAGTCCAGCGCATAACCCCAAGAACAAGCCAAAGCCAATCATTGTGATTGCTCCGCAACGGTTGCCAAGAATGTTGAACAGTCAAGGTCAACATCTAGCAAATCAAAGAACGC